ATAGACGAGCGTTGTTTTTGTATTCATTAGCATTTCGATTAATCCTTTAATTCATCAATTATAATAGGGAGCATAGGCAAAAACAAAATTGCCAGCCAGATCATAGACTGCATTGTCATTGCCTCACAATGCCGACAAAAGAGCTTTTGGGTTTTTGACGTGATATTCGATTGATAGCGTTCTGCAATAAGCAGTATATGCGGCTAGCGTTGGATTTTTCAGATAGGCAAGCTTTGCCTTGTATACATTGCGGCTAGCAATTGCGATTTTGATTTTATGCAACATTGGATTAATTCCTTTTCAATTAATTAAACAATTTCAAGCGCGGCGCGGGTGCAACGGAAAGCCACATAAGCCGCAACAACATTGCCGACAATCAAGCCGGCGGTTTTGCCGGCGATTGCCGCAACCGGCGCGGATGCAAAAGCGCCTGCCAAAATGCCAAAAGAGGCAAAAGCGATAGCAAAAAACAAAACCGGCATTGCCGCGTCAAGAAGCTTGTTGACCATGTGTATTCCTTATTTCCGATTAATTACTGTCACTTTCTATAAGGACGGCATTTTGCCGCGTCAATCGCAAAAACGCAAAAGCGCAAAATTATTTTTATGCCGCGGCGCAATGGCGTGTTGCGATCAATCAAGCTGGCTAGGCTGGCAATCGGACGGTTCGCCGGTTTCATCAATCAATCGACAATTAAGGCACCAGGCACGGGCCAGGGAGCTGCTCGCACGAATATTGCCGAAACCGGCCAGATTTTGTAATTTTATTGCGGATCGAGCATGATTTGAGCAATATTGTTGCAAAAGTGGGGTCTGAGTGACAAATTTGTCACACCCCCATACGATTTATGGGCCAAAATTTTGACCCCCATACGATTTATGGAGCAAAAATTAGGGGGTGAAGCCGCCAAGCCCACCCCCTCATACGATTTATGGACCAAAATCTCAGCCCCTATACGATTTATGGACCAAAATTTTGAACATTGAGCGCCTTCGCGCATTCGCCAGCCCAAAAGCCAAAATCATAAACTGGCTCACCATTCTCATCGTATCGCTCGACGCCCTGCTTCGCAGCATTGCCCAGCAGTATCATCAGATCGTTTAGCAGATTGGTCGCGAACAGGTGCGCCGGTCCTTCATGCGTCAGATTGTCGTTCATTTTACATCCTATAGTTTATTCATATACCTGTTCATAATCCGGCTGAAATGCCTTGGCAAGGAATAAGCAAGCTGCCGCGCACCAGCGCCATGAAAGTCGTAGACCTTCGTATAGCCTTTACGCCAATTAAAAAGCATCAGGATCGGGACAATGTCATCCCCGACCCTTTCAGCGATGTATTGCAGTCCATCCTCCCGCCGCATCAGGAAAAACTTAGCAGCCTTGCCTTCACGCTTCTTCCCAGCCCTAGCTGTAGGGATCGTGCCGAGGTCCGCCAACATCCGAGAGTAAATTGAGCCAGGAATGTTACCGTAAGCATTTTTAGGCGCAGAGTAGGACATGACCGCAAGCTCCGCATCACGAAACACACCGAGGCCAGCCATCCTCTTCTCGTTTCTCTTCCTCCGACGCTGACCGCCATAAATATGCGGCTTGATCACATCGTTCTGAGAACTGCCGACTGGGAACTCTTCAAAATAAGTTCCAGACTGCATCAGCGTCTGCCCTCCACGCTTGCCACCGAACTGACGATCCCTGCCGCCTGGAAGGGCCTTGATCAGACCCTTTTGAAGCCAAGGCGTAGGATTGTCGAACGACATCTTCATTTCTTGTATCTGGGCCGCATGGATATCATGCACCGTTTCGGCCACTGCTCCGACAACAGCCTTCTCGATCAACTCAGGCATTTCCGCCATGCGATCAAATGCGCGATCCAGTGCGCTGGTATCAATCTTCAGTGCAAGCATTAGTCATCCACCGGTTCGAACTCGCCACACCAGTTCCAAGGGGAAACCACAGGCGAATAAAATTTAGGCCGACCAGCCTCATCAGTCGTGGTGAAGGTCGGGGGATAGCGACGGCAATAGCCATGCTGCCCAGAGGGAGCAGCCTTCCAAAAAATACACTCTTCACAGCACTCAGGGATTTCTACTTCTTCAACCATTTTTCACTTCCTTCCTTAGTCTCAATTCTACGTTTCAAAAGTTCATTTGGCAAGGAGGATCACAGGTGCCGCAGCGGTCGGTAACTAGTAATGGCTCCTATAGGAGCCAATTACGTTACGTTACCACCCCCAGACCCTGCCCCCTACCAGTTACCAAAAGCATTACAAAATCTCTAAAAACCGCAGAAAACCGTCATTCTTACCGTAATTATTACCCGTAATTACCGTCGTTACGCTCGCCGTTTTTGCGGATGTCGAGGGTGGATGCAAATTCAGGGCAAATTACGATCCAGCCCTGCTCTTTTCCCGCGATTATACGGCTGTTAATCAGTGATCCCACGACACCCTGAAGGTTTGAAACCTTGCAGTTTTGGGCGGCACTTTTCTCTGTCATGCCGCCACTGGTTGAGAGGTAATTCATCAGTGCCGAGCGGGTAACATATGGACTGCCATCAAGGTAATCTGTCTTGGCGGCAAACCATGCATCACCAAACCTACGCATACTGGTGTCGGCCACCGAATCCTTCTTCCGCTCAGGAGGCGCTTCAGCAATGTCCAACACAGCACTCTTGACCGGCTCGCCGTCCTCATCGACCCAACCCCTGATCTCGACGGTACGCAACTCAACATAGACATTCGGAGCCATCTCCGAGTCCTTTGATTTGCGCTGGACGATCTGCATGGGCATCGACCCCTTGGCCGGAATAACGCTCACCTCGATTTCGAGAGCGCCCTTCCAAGCTGACGATCCGCGAGCGCGATGCTGGGCCTCATCTGACACGCCAGTATGGTGGACCAGAACAATCGTGCAATTGAACTCCCGCATCAGGTTGGCGCAGGCATCGATCATGGTCTTAGCATCCTGTGCGCTGTTCTCATCGCCAGCGAGGAAGCGGTGGAGCGTATCGACCGTTATGACCGAAGGAGGCACAGGAAGCGCCCTGATCGACTCCACGACCTTGAGATAGCCCTCTGGGGTGTTGAGATCACAGCCAGCCTTGGACAGCCACATATCAAGCTTGGAGACATTATTCTCCTGCTTCCACGCAGCTATGCGTCCGCGCAGGCCATGATGCCCCTCACCAGCCAGATAAACTATAGGCCCTGGCTTTACCTTGTTGCCGTTCCATTCGGTCAGGCCAGCCGCGATCCGTAAACACCAGTCAAGCACGACAAAGGTCTTGCCGCCACCTGACGGGCCGTGGACCATGATGAGCGCCTCTTCCTGCACCCAACCTTTAATAAGCCATTTAATGGGCCTAGGCGTGGTCGAGAACTCATCTGCCGGTATCAGCCAGTCGCTGACATCAGGCTGGAGTAGCAGCTTCAGATCGCCACCCTCTGCCACATAGTCATTTGCATCGCCTAGGGACGGCGGCATCACCACCCTTGCGCCATACTTAGCTGAAGCCTGATCGGCATATTTCTGGCCGGTCCCAGAGGCATCATTGTCAGCCACAATGACAATGTCCTGCGAGGCCCCATATTTCTCTCGGATCGTGCCGGTGACTGGGACAAGGTTCGAAGCCGAATAAGCCACAATACACGGCCGGTTGGTCACCTCGTTGATCGTCGCGGCAGTGGCGAAGCCCTCGGCTACATAAATCGTGCCAGCCTCATCGAGCGTTCCGACCATCCAGAAGCATCCGCCGGTCTGTCCGCCGGAGTGATAAAGCTTGCCCCCTTCGGCATCAATATACTGAAGCGAGGCTAATTTACCGTCCGGTGTGTAAAGCGGCAGCATCAAGCGACCGTCGCCGGTCATTCTGGCACCGTGCAGGCCGATCCCCTTTCGAGCCAGATAGGGATGCTCCGGCGTTGCCAACATGCCATCTGACCATATCTTCTCGACGGTGTCCGAAGCCATGTCGCGGGTGCGTTTCAGATCGGCGTCCCTGATGGTCCGAGCCTCGGCCAATCGGCGGGCATTCACCATCTTTTCGCTGTCGGTCAGGGTCCGCCCTATGTCGGCGCAGAAGGTGACTTCGACTCCAGCCCGCCAACAGCCAAAGCGACCAGAAGGGATGCCGTCCGAGAAAACCACATACCAACCTGGCTTATCGTGACCGGCCTTGCCTTTGGTGCCGGAATTGAAGCGGTGCAGCTTCCCATCGAACAAAATCTCATTGGGTGGGGTCAGACCAGCCGACAGCATCGCATCCCTTAACTGGGTCTCTGGCGAATCGGGTTTGGTCTCTTTAGGAGGCGACCACGCCCCCCCGAAAATATTTGATAGGTTTCCGCTCATTTGTTTGCTCTCTCTATGACCTTGGTGATTGCATCGATTTGCCCAGCTAACTTTTTGTCTTTTCTGAGCAAATCATCGATAACTGCACAGCCATGCATGACTGTCGTATGATCGTTACGCCCTATGCTATAGGCAATCCGCTGATACGACAGGTGATGGCAGTGCCGACGCATCATATAGTAAGCCGTGTGTCTTGCCATACAAAGTTTTTTCGCACGGCTAGGCGATTTCAAATCTTCGACCGATACCGCCATGATTTTGCTGACGGCGGCAATGACTAATGGCGCAGACGCACTTTTGGGTTTCCGCTTTTGCGGAGGCTCATACCATGTTGGGAACATTACCGGCCACCGGCAAGATAGTCTGACAATGCCTTAATAACCTTGATGGTCGGGTTGACATTCTCGCCACGCCGGATGCGCGAGATGGTCGAGCGCGACACACCCGTCGCCTTCGCCACCACATCCAATCGGCGATCCGCCAGACCATCTGCAATCTTTTCTAAACTAAGCATTTTTATTCCTTCCCAACATTATCAAATTTAAGCGCATAGCCATAAATCAGCACCAAAAACGCGATTGCCATAGTTTCAAAATGCGGCTCGCCCTTGAAGATTTCCCAAAGGCCGATCAGCAATAGCGTGTGTCCAAGAATGCCCAACAGAGCGATACAAAATCTAAGCATTTTTATTCCTTCCTGCTAAAATTCGCTTTTGCGCTTTACAATGGGTATTTTAATCCGTAAAGCAGTTTTTACGCACCGACCGGATAGTCCGACTGGTGTGATTCAGGAGAGCCATTATGGCAATTAATTTGAAAAGAACTGGCGGGTTATCCGCCAACGGCGTCAAGCTGCTTGTCTACGGTCAAGCTGGTGCCGGTAAGACCTCATTGATCCGCACTCTGCCAAAGCCGGTCGTGCTGTCAGCCGAAGGCGGTCTGCTTTCGATCCAAGATGCAGACATCCCGTTTATCGAGATCACCTCTATGGAGGAACTCCAAGAAGCATATATGTGGTGCCGCGACAGCGAAGAGGCGAAGGACTTCGAGACTATTGCCCTCGACTCGATTTCGGAAGTGGCCGAAGTGGTCCTAAATCACGAACTGAAGACCAACAAAGATGGTCGCGCAGCCTATGGCGAGTTGAACACGCAGATGACTGGTTTGATTCGCGCTTTCCGTGATTTGCCATCAAAGCATGTTTACTTCAGCGCAAAGCTGGAAAAGTCGCAAGATGAGATGGGCAAGCTTCTCTACAATCCTTCGATGCCAGGTAAGTCATTGACGCAGAGCCTGCCCTATTTCTTTGATGAGGTTTTGGCCCTGCGCGTCGAGCGCGACAGCGAAGGCGTCAACCAACGCGCCATCATGTGCGACACTGACGGCCTGTGGCTGGCTAAGGATCGCTCTGGCAAATTGGAGCCTTGGGAAGCACCTGATTTGGG